GAGCCTTGTATCAAGTTCAAATGTGATAAAATGAGAAGTGGAAAAGCAGAGACATTCGTATCAGAAATGAACTGGGACACTTTAAAGATTGGCCCTCACACCGCACTTGACCCAGATGAAAAAGCTGAACTAAAAGAAACAATGGAGACAGGTGAGAGTGCATATGATTTATAATGCTTTACAACAAAGAATATGTATTGGTAAAATAAATACAACAGATTTATTTAAAGTAGTACCTAAACCAGTATTACACAATGTAAAGGGTTGGTGGAATCGACAGCAAGATAGATTAGATATAAGACTGTACGCTTTCTGCAAAAATGTAATAGACAATGGGTTTGTAGACCCAGTAATTTTATGGTATAGTGACCAAAAGAACGAGTATGCTATACACCCTGGAATGAATAGAATAGCTTTAAATAATGTATTAAACTACAATATGAAAGCTTGGGTAATTAGTCATGACATAAAAGACTATAAAAGACTTGGAAAAGTATTTCCAGGCATTACAAAGTTACAACTTGATGAGTGGGGAAACAGGGATATCCAACTCACAGCACAACATAGAACAGATAATAGATTATACGAAATAGTATTTAAGCAAGATAGAATCCTGCCAACACTAAGAAATGCTCACAACACTGCAGAGTGGACAGAGGCACAATGTATGGCAGGGTTTCATATTTGGCACAAAGGAGAGTTCATAGCAACAGTAGGAAATGCAACAGATATTGACCACTGGGAAGTGAAAAATGTGTCAGGTATTTATGAACTTGCACTAAAGTACTTTTTCGATTACGGAGTAGCAAATGCTTTTATACACAGAAAGACAACTTAAAGTAGCATACGAGGAGTATCTACAAAATATGATAAAGTCCAATAGACAAGGAATAGAAATACCTTTTCCAACACTAGAAGAGTTTAGAACAATTTACGAAGACGAATGGAATCAAAGATACAAGGAAATGAACGATGGCTTATGATAGAATAAGTAGAGAAACTGCGGAACTAGTACCATTACCACCACATACTTGGTATGTGAGAACAGTTGGATGGTTATTAGAACAAGACAAAGTAAAAGAAAATATACAAAATGTTCCGCTAAATGAAAAGTTAAGGGAAAGTTTGGCAAAAGACGGAGTAAAATCTCCCATACTCTGTATGCCAAACTGGTACCCCATAGCAGGGAGTCAGAGGATGAGATGTCTTTTAGAACTCCCTGCCCTACATGGGCAAGAGATAAGAGTATGCCGATTCGATAAAGAATGGTGGTTAGTATTCTATCTATGGGGTCAAACAGAAGAAAGAGATAGAATGGCAGCTATATACTTCCAAATGCTGGAATTAGTATGGAAGTCAATGTATTATGAGGAGAATGGTATAGATTCTATGGGAACAGATTACATAGAATTTGAGAAGATAGGAGACGAGCTTGAAGGCTGGAAACACAAACAAAAATGAAAACTATCTAACTGAAGGCTCACAACAAGAGTGGGGTAGTATGAGATTTTGCCCACCAAACCAGTGGAATATAAAACCAAATCGTGAGTGGTTTGGTCTTATACATTTAATCAATATGCTAGACTTAGTAGATGGACATATGATTGAGATTGGAACTTATGCTGGAGAATCAACAATGATGTTTGCCTCTAGTAATAAATTTAAAAAGATTCATACGATAGACCCATACGACTTTCCACAAGGTTATCAAGTTCTAATGGAAGCAAGAATAAATACTAGGTATTGGTACAATATACATTTTTATAAAACTTGGTCACATAAAATTCATAATCATTTCAAAGACGAATGTTTTGATTTAGTATACATAGATGGTGACCACAGTAGAGATGCTGTCTTACAAGACTTAGAGTTATACTATCCAAAAGTAAAAGAAGGCAAGTACATAGCAGGGCATGATTATAATGATAAGGAATGGCCTGAAACATATGATACTATTAATTATTTTTTTAAAAAGAAAGGGTATAGTTTTGATGATATATGGAAATTTGAAGATTCTAGTTGGTGTGTTAGAAAAAATAGTTCTTGACAAATCCTTAAAAATCATGTATAATATATGTAATTATGATAGCAGAAGACTTACTAAAAGATAAACAAATTAATTACCGTCTTTCAGGTAAAGACGCACTTATTCATTGTCTCAATCCAGAGCATGATGACAGTAATCCTTCTATGCGAGTCGATAGAGTAACAGGGATATTTCACTGTTTCTCGTGTGGTTACAAAGGTAATCTATTTACATATTTCGGTGCACCAGCTTCTCCACTAGAAGTTCGTATGCACAGAATTAAAGAATCAATCAACAAAGTCAGGTCAGCAACTGTCGGTATCCAACTCCCAAAGGATAGACTATCGTGGAAAGGTGGTGGACTCAGAAATATATCTGAGGAGACTCTTGCAATATGGGATGCGTTCACATGGAATGTTCCCCAGTTCGAGAATCGCATCATCTTTCCAATACGAGATATCACAGGCAAGACGGTGGCTTTAATAGGTAGAAGTCTGGACGACTTTAGTAAACAAAAGTATTATATCTACCCACAAGGTGTAGAAATGCCTATGTGTCCAGCAAAAGTAAAACCTATACAAAACAGAGTTATATTGGTGGAGGGCATATTTGATGCCCTTAACCTTTGGGACAAAGGTCTCAAAAATACAGTGTGTTGCTTTGGCACACAACAAGTGAATTGGGTCAAACTAAGTCTACTGAAACTTCAAGGAGTTCAAGGTTTAGATATTATGTTTGACGGGGATGAGGCGGGTATACAAGCAGCTGAAAAAGCAAAAGACCTTGCGGAGAAACTAGAAATGTCTGCAAGAGTAGTAAAACTAAGAGATAATATAGACCCTGGTAATTTGACAAGACCAGAGATAGAAAGATTAAAGGAAAAATTATATGGCTAAAGTAGCAATTATAGAAACTACAATGTCGAGTATAAATTGGAACAAATACTTTGACTTCGAGCATGATAGATTTGCTCTATGTAGTGATAGTTCTAAAAAGAAAATTTTGAAAAGAGATGTTGATATCGAAATCGATATTGACTCGTATGATTGGCTCATTGTTGTAGGTTCCGAGCCTTTCAAAATGTATACGAGAAAGACATCAATAACAGAGTACAATGGAAAAATTGTTGATGATAAGTTTTTAGCAATAATCAATCCTGCTATGATAAAGTTTCGACCAGAAGCAAAGAAAACATTCGAGGAAGCTGTCGAGAGTATTACAGGATATGTAAGCGGAGAATTGACACAGAAATCGTTAGGCAAAGACAAATGCTACGGCATACAAGATACAGAACAACTTAATAAGTGGCTGCAAGATGCGTTAGACCACGAAGGCGACTTCATAGCGCTTGACTCGGAGACATCAGCATTATACTGCCGTGATGGCTATATGCTTGGTTTCTCTATGTCCTATGAAAAAGAGCATGGCATATATGCCGATTGTGACTGCATGGATGAAGAATCTGAGAGATTGATGCAAGAGATATTCAACAAGAAACGAGTAGTATTTCACAATGCTAAGTTCGACTTACAATGGTTTGAGTATCATTTCAACTTTGAGTTTCCTCATTTTGAAGATACAATGCTCATGCACTATATGTTTGATGAAAGACCAGGCACACATGGCTTGAAAACACTTGCAATCAAACATACTGACTACGGAGATTACGAAGCAGAGTTAGATAACTGGATTCAAGATTATCGTAAAAGAACTGGTGTTCTCAAAGCATCGTTCAGTTATGACATGGTTCCATTTGAAGTTATGCAAAACTATGCTGCAATGGATGCGATAGTAACATTTCTATTGTTCGAGAAGTTTGAAAAAGCACTCAAAACAAATGAGAAACTCTATTGGGTCTACAGAAATATTCTTGTAGAGGGTTGTAGATTTCTGAAACAGATTGAAGGCAACGGCGTTCCTTTCGACAGAGTTCGTTTAGAGTTCGGTCAAAAGCGTATGCAAGAAGATATTGATGCAGCTGTAGAAGCTTTGTATGCTTTTCCTGAAGTCAAAGCATTTATATCAGCAAAAGGCGAGTTCAATCCAAACTCTACACTACAACTGCGTAGTTTACTGTTTGATTATATTGGACTCAAATCTGATAAGAAAACTGCAACGGGTGCATTGTCAACTGACGCAGAAGTCTTGGGCAATCTCGCTGAAGAGCATGATGTTCCCAAGCACATACTTGAAGTTCGTCAAAAGGTTAAAATCAAGAATACATATCTTGATAAAATTATACCTAACCTGGACAGGGATGGGCGACTTAGGACGAACTTCAACCTACACGGCACGACATCAGGCAGACTATCATCTAGTGGTAAACTGAATATGCAACAGTTACCGCGTGACAATCCGACTGTAAAGGGTTGTATCAAAGCGAAAGCAGGACACAAGATAGTTGCGATGGACTTAACAACAGCAGAAGTATATTGTGCGGCTGTCCTTGCAAACGATAAAGGACTTATGAAAGTGTTCTCAGATGGAGGTAATTTCCATAGTACGATTGCGAAACAAGTTTTCCGACTGCCTTGCGATGTTGATGATGTCGCAGAGATGTACGGCGACAAGAGACAACAAGCAAAAGCTGTGACTTTCGGTATCATGTATGGTGCTGGACCAACTAAGATTGCTTGGCAGGTCACAAAAGATAGTGGTAAAGAATTTACTGTGCAAGAAGCGAATGAAACAATCAAAGATTACTTTGAAGCTTTCCCTAACTTGCGAAGATGGTTAGATGACCAAAAGAAATTTATTCAAGCAAATGGATTTGTTTACAGTAGATTTGGTAGAAAGAGAAGACTACCTGATGTATTCTCGCAAGACAAGGGAATAGCATCACATGAAGTTCGTAGTGGTATCAACTTTCTAGTACAGTCTGTTGCATCAGATGTCAACCTTATGGGTGGTATCGATATGCAGAAGTATATAGAGAAGACTGGTATGAAAGCAAAAATGTTTGCACTCGTACATGACTCTATTCTAGCAGAGGTGCCTGAAGATGAAGTAGAACATTACTCAGCAAAACTACAAGAGTTTATACAGAAAGATAGAGGACTGTCAATACCTGGCGCCCCTATCGGTTGTGACTTTGATGTTGCTGATGACTACTCATTAGGGAAGTTTGAAAAGCTGTATGCAAATTGATTTTGAACCAGATTGGGATTATTTATTAGAAAAGGCTTGTACATTTGACGAGAGAATACCTTATGTAAATATAAAAACTTGCTATACTTTTAGAGAATATATGGATGAACACTTAAGAACATTCATAGGTCTTACAAATGAAATAACACAAGTCAGAAAAGAAGGTGTAGTTGGAAAAAAAGGACATACACTTGGATTAGCAGGGGTTCAAGCAGCAAGATTTGAATGGCGATGGGAATACCACGGTGTAAAACATTTTCCAAAAGATTGCAATACTTCTATTGAATTTAATCTAAGAAAACAAACAGGTAAAATAATTGATTTGTCAAAACCAAATCTTATAAAAGCAATTCAACCTGAACAGATTTGGTATTGTTTATATACTAAAAAATCTTATGAGGAAGTATGTGAGTTTTGGCACAAGAACTGGTTAGTTCCAAGAACAAAATGATAAAATATCCTTGTTATGTATTGCACGAAGAGCCTGAAGAGATTGATGGCATACTCTGGTTAGAAGACCAAGTAGTAGACGATAAGAATATGCTAGGAGAAACGATTGGCATAAGAAGGTTGCAGACACCTATGAAAAGTCTGTACCCTCTAAAGTATCTAATTGAAGATGAGGTTTCAATGATGAAACATAGAGGTAAACATTTTGTAGATAGTAATGGAGTATATTGGTATAATGAAAAAACCCAAAAGGCAACACTTAAATACCATAAGATTCGAAAAGTGGAAAAAAAGGATATTGCGTCAGTTATCTGGCTCAAAGATGTTCCGTTCCCCTTTATACAAGCACGACCTCCTGAGAAAAGCTTGGGATGGGCAGGAGTCTTATACAAAAAAGGAATACCATGGAAAATATGGGAATATTGTGAAGAGAGGAAAAAAGACACATGGCGCAAGATATAAATAAATTAATAGAAGCACTTAGAAGTGGAGTAGTATTATTACAATACGAATCTTTGAAGAGTGGTGAAGTAAAAACAAGAGAGATGACTCTGAATGAAAAGTATACTAGAGGAGTATCTGTGCATTTAAAATCTCAAGACCCAACTAGTGATAAAATAATTATGTATGATATTGAGTTTCTAAAATGGGATGATATTGATGTAAATACAATTCTAAACTGGAAGAAGTATTAATGTGTGGATTTGTAGTCACTACTGAAGGTAATAAAGCCGATAAAATGATTGATAGGCAGCGCTTTCGTGGCCCTGATGCGCGTGGAGAAACTATAAGATATATGGTAAATCTTACTTTTGCCCATGTCTTACTAGATATATCAGGAGAAAATGAAATACAGCCGTATATTACTAGCAAAGGTAATATTATGGTTTTCAATGGAGAAATGTATGATTCAAATATACCAAGTGATACTAAGTTTCTTGCTGAAGGATATGAAAAGTATGGACTAAAATTTATAGAATTTACTAATTGGCATGGCTCTTTTGTTTATTTTGACTACATAACTGGTAGAATGGATATAGTTCGTGACCACTTTGGTGCTAAACCTTTGTGGATAAAAAGGGAACCAAATGACGGAATCAGTGTAACTACAAGTCTTGCTAGTTTTGATAAGATGTTACCTGTAGATATATATGATAATTTTTGGAAAAATCCTATATGGATAGGCAACAACAGCCCTTTCTTTAATGTAATGAAAGTAGAACCAGGTCAAATTTATCATTGGTATCCTAAGAAGAGTATACTAAAGAAAGGTCTAAACTTATGGGGTGGTTACAAAATAAGAAATGATAAATTTGATAAAGAACAGTTTAAAGAAAACCTAGTAAACGGCATAAGAAAAGTTGCAAATAATAAACAAAAAACTGCCATATTTTTAAGTGGGGGATTGGATAGTACTTGTGCTTTAGGAGTTGTAAAAGATATGGGACTAGATTTGACTGCTTACATTTGTGCATATTCAGACGAAGAGGCAGAGCTATACAGACAAGAAGGGTTTGCAAAAGAATCAGAAATGGCAATCAAAACTTGTGAAGAGTGGGGTGTGCCATACAGAGTAGTAACTCTAACTAAAAAACAAAGAGATGAATACGGGAAACGATGGGTACAAGAAAATAATTACTTATGGAATGATGATAACAGAAGAGCCCCTAGATATGCACTAGCAAAAGCAGCTTCTGAAGATGGATGTAAAGTTGTGTTAACAGGAGATAGTGCAGATGAATTTTTTACAGGGTATCAACATCATGTAAAAAGATATACAAAGGGGTATAACAAAGATTGGATAGAAAATGGTATGAAGTATAAGTGGATTCCGAAAGCTATATTCAAAGAAGATAAACAATATTTTAATAGTACTTTATTTTTAGATTTGATGGTAACTTCTGAAAATAATATACTTGCAACAGACCAAACTTGTGGACTACATGGTTTAGAATCAAGACCTGTATATTTATCACAAGAATTTGTAAGATATATCTATCAAACAGATGGCAGAATAAAATTTAAACAACACAAAGATTATCCTTCAGGAACTTATAAATATTTACTGAGAGAGCATATGGCAGAATATTTGCCCGAGCATGTTAAAAATAGAAAACAAAAAGTAGGTTGGTCTAGTCCATGGGATAATAATTCTCAAATGAATAAAGACATAAATAAAAAAGATTGGGAAGAATGGGTAAACAGATAGGATTTACTTGTGGAGCATTTGATTTGCTTCATGCAGGACATATAGTAATGCTCAAAGAAGCAAAGGAGAACTGCGACTATCTTATAGTAGGATTACAAACAGACCCTAGTTTAGATAGACAAGAAAAGAATGTACCTGTTCAATCAGTATTTGAACGATATGTACAATTACGGGCAGTAAAGTACATAGACGAGATTATTCCTTACGACACAGAACAAAGTCTACTAGATTTATTAGAAGCTACAGAAATACATCTTCGATTTGTAGGAGAGGATTATGTAGACAGACATTTTACAGGCAAAGGACTGCATGAGATTTTTTACACAAGTAGACAGCACTCTTTTTCTAGTACGAATTTAAGAAATAAGATACATGAAAGCAGTTCTAAGTAACAGAATATACATGAGTGTAAATAAAGATTTACACAATAGTATCGAGAAGGAACTTACTTATACAATTCCTCCTCGTATACCTACTGACCCACCAATGGTATTCAAAACAATTCGCTTTATAAAAGAAGGATTGATTTCTATACCAATGGGGAGAGAGGATTTAATCCCATCAGACTACGAGATAGTCGATAAGCGTGTCACCATGGAAGCAGACCTTCCAGACTTTAAGTTTGATTTACGACCTTCACAGAAGATAGTACATGACGAGGTAGATGACAACGCTATAATTAACGCTTGGGTAAGTTGGGGAAAGACTTTTACAGGTTTGGCTATAGCCAAAAAGTTAGGTCAGAAAACATTAGTTGTTACCCACACAACTAACTTAAGAAATCAGTGGGAAAAAGAAGTACAAAAATGCTTTGGAATACAAGCAGGCAGAATAGGTAGTGGACAGTTCAACTTAGACGCTCCTATCTGTGTCGGGAATATCCAAACATTGTACAGACGAATGGACGACATCAAACAACTTTTCGGAACTGTGATTTTAGACGAAATGCATCATGTCAGTAGTCCGACTTTTACTCGGATTATAGATGAAATGCCTGCTCGTTATAAGATTGGTTTAACAGGAACACTGGAAAGAAAAGATGGGCGTCATGTGGTATTTAGAGATTACTTTGGACACAATGTAATGAAGCCACCAAAAGAGAACTATTTAATACCAAAAGTTCACATTATAAAGTCTGATATAAGATTTTTAGATGGTGCGTATACCCCTTGGGCAGAACGCATAAATCATCTAGCATATAATGAAGAATATGTGCATAGTGTAAGTATGATTGCAGCAAAGTATGCCGCACAAGGACATAAGGTATTAGTAGTATCAGATAGAGTCGCTTTTCTAAAAGCCTGCGCAAGATTGTGTGGCGAGAAAGCGGTATCAATCACAGGAGATATGGAGTTTTCTGATAGAGAAAAGACTATGGAACAAATAAAAGGAGATAAAAATATACTCTTTGGTACACAGTCAATATTCTCAGAAGGTATATCACTAAACGATTTAAGTTGTCTAGTGCTAGGAACTCCAGTCAATAATGAACCACTCCTCACACAGTTAATCGGTAGGGTTATTCGTGATAAAGAGGGGAAGAAACAACCCATTGTGGTTGATATACACTTAAAAGGTAAAACAGCAGCTCGTCAAGCAAATGCTAGGATGGGCTACTATTTAAAACAAGATTACGAGGTAAATGTATTATGAGTCAAGAAATACAACTTAATTTAGAAGAAATGAGAAAGATGAAATTCTTTTTAGCTACACCAATGTATGGTGGTATGTGTAATGGAATGTATACTAAATCATTGATGGATACTACATCTGTGTTTATGCAGTATGGTATTCCTATGCAGATTTATTATTTATTTAACGAATCATTGATTACTAGAGCAAGGAACTATTGCGTTGCTAATTTCTTGAAAAGTGACGCTACACATTTAATTTTTATAGATAGTGATATTCATTGGAAAGCTATGGATTTGATGTATATGATACATCTCATTTCAGAAAATCCAGAACTCTATAGAATTATGTGTGCATTATATCCTAAGAAAACAATAGCTTGGGAAAAGGTATTGACAGCGGCTAAAACAGGAGACTACGACGAAACACCATGGGAACTAGAAAAAGTAGCAGGAGATATGGTATTTAACCCATTACCTGAAGCGTACCCAAATGGACAAGCACCTGTATTCCAACCAGTAAAAATCAAGGAAGGTGCAACTGGATTTATGATTATAGAAAGAGCTGTGTTTGAAGAGTATGCAGAAGCACACCCTGAGTTATTATATACTCCCGACCATTTAAGAGAAGGAGAGTTTAAACCAGGAGAACAAATAACTGCTTTCTTTGATTGTATAATCAATGAACAAAACAGGTATCTTTCAGAGGATTATATGTTCTCAGAATATTGTAGAAAGCTAGGTATGGATATATGGGCATTACCTATGGTAGAGCTAATGCATTGTGGAGCTTATATCTTCCAAGGAAGTATTGTAAAAATGGCACAAGCAAACGTTCATGCAACAATAGACCCAGCAGATGTAGAAAAAATGCAAAAGAAAGGGCCTATCGTAGCTCAGAAAAATAGTTCTTGACACGGGCTCAAAAATTTGTTATAATATGTTACTATTTGATTGGAATAAGATAATGAGAGTAAGCAAAGGAAATGTTGCTGATATAGTAACTATCCTTCGTATTATAACTTACAAGATTCAACCAAAAAACTACTACGATAAAACATTTAAGTTTTATCAGTATCGATTCGGTGGCAAGTCATATCTCAAGAATCCGAAAGATTTACTTGAAACTGGTCGCACATTTAGTGATAGAGAAGTTGTGGAGTATGCAGGTGTCGCATCATTTCGCAACTATCATGAATATGTGAATACAAAAGACACCACACTGGATTCATTGGTATGTCCAGTATCAATGGAGATTATAGAGAAAAACAGACTGCTCGAAGTGAAAGAAGGTCGGATTCACTTCATGTTCGAGGAGACACAAAAGGAGAATAAAAATGGCAATTGGATTCAACCAAACCAAGGGCTCAGCCCAAAAAGAAAAAATTGAAACTTATAACTATGCAGGTAAAGAAGACCATCATGTAAGACTTGTTGGTGACTTATTACCTAGATATGTCTATTGGATTAAAGGCGAAAATGGAAAGAATATTCCTATGGAGTGCTTATCTTTTGATAGAAACTCAGAAACCTTTAACAACAAAGAACATGACCATGTTCGAGACTTTTACCCTGACTTAAAATGTGGATGGTCTTATGCCGTTCAGTGCATTGACTACGCCGATAAATCAGTAAAAGTTCTTAATCTAAAAAGAAAACTATTCGACCAAGTAATAGTAGCTATGGAAGAGTTGGGAGACCCAACAGACCCAGTCACAGGATATGATATCCATTTCAAAAGAAAGAAGACTGGCCCA